ATATAGGGATCTTTTTCAAATGATCTACCTGTAAAATAATTTAAATTACCATTAGCATCATATGATGGTATAATTACCATTTTGGCATATAAACCATTCTCACAATACCCTATATTATATTTTATAATATCATTATCAGTTAATCCCCTACGTTTGAGGTAAGAATATGCATGTTTAGCTATGATATCATTATTATCTAATATACTACTATACTCCTTGGGTAAACATAGGGTATCTGCAGGTACACCGTGTTTATCTTCATAATCATATACTTTAACTAATGACTTTAATTCCTGTAATTTAGAATTATCAGCATTAACTTTTTTAAATAATGTGATTAATCTGCTTCCCTTAGTATTACATACCCAACAATTCCAAGGATTAAGTCCCTTTTTATTAACTGTAAAATTAACCTCTAATTTAGGTTTATGATGATTACAGAAGGGACAAGTGTATGCATAGTTACCTCGTGCAGTTTTCCTACCTCCTCCTAACACGGAGTTAGCTAAATTTACTAACAAATCATTTATCATATTAGTCTTTATAATTCTCTAGATCAGATCTAAAAAATTTCCCCAGTATGTTGCTATTAATATACGAAGGATTCTCCAGGACTTCAAACATCATTTGATATTTTGTTTCACTATATGTAAGTTCTTTTTTAGAAAAACAAATTTGGATTATTTCTCGTTTAAATTCTTCTTGTTTATTTTCTTTAATTAGCCCCTTTATAAAATCATGAGAACCAAAATAAGTTTTCCAGTTACCTTCTTTAACTACTTTTCTCCATCTTTTATAACCTTTAAGAGGAGGAAGTTTTTTATTAAAGAATAATTGTTTTTTTCCAATATATTTTTTACCTGAGGGTATATGTGTTACCTCATAAATAAAACCAAATGTTTCTTCTGGGAATTGGGAAATATCATTAATTTCCTTCCCTTCGTAAGTCCAATTCATTAAAATAAATCTAAATTAACCATTATTGTAGTGTCAGTAAATTGCGAAACCGGAAGAGGTTTTGCTAATTTAGCAACAGCTATTAAATCATAACTATTATTATACATACCTACAGTTGTTATATAGGGTTGAAAAAATGAACCTGTAGCAAAATCAAAATAAGTATCAGCATTTATATTACTACCTGTAATCAACGTAGGATTTAGGGAATATCCAAATTCATTTTCAGTTATTCTTGCTGCATATTGAACTTCATTAAGAGTTAAGGTACTCTCAAAAGAACAAGTAACATTAGAACCCGTCATAAATGCATCAAAACCCGGAGCTACTCCATATAAATCTGTACCATATATTGCTACCCCATATAAAGAATCATAAGCTTCTTCATTTTCCACTGTTAATATAGCTAACCCATGCTCATAAATAATATTTCCTAATTGGTTTCCAAACTGATCAAATAGATTACCCTCACTATCATCTGTCATAATAGTTGCATCCTCTTCATATCTAAAAGTACCAGGTTTTATATATTCTCCATATAATTTAGATGGAATAGAAATAACCCCTATTCTAGCATTAGATTGGGTAGGAAATTCCCTTTTAGGTAAAAGATCAGATGATAAATAATTATAATAATTAGTAGTAGCAGCAGGACCTGTTATAGTACCATCATTATTAAATGAAGCAGTTACGGGTTCACTACCTGATGAATCTGTTAAAAAATTACTATAATATAATTGTTTTATAGATTTATAAAGTAATCTTTGGGGTATATTAGAAATTTGACCCGTAGTAGGTTCTGTAATTATTGAATCAGTAGATGGAGAATTTTTTCCTATAAATCTATCTATACCTACATCTGAACCAGTGAGTTGATGGGCCCCTTTAAAAGTAAAACTTTTATTATTTTTAAAGGGTGTTAATACTACATCCTTTGCATCGAATTGTTTGAATGTACTCATTCACCTTAGAAATCTAATTTTACTCTTATTAATGCCTCCTTAGTAAAGTCTTTTAAAAGAGGTCTTGATAATTTAGATACAGCTAATAATTCATTGGCATCATTATACATCCCTATCGTCGTAATATAAACTTGAGGTTGATTTATGAAATTTTGGTAAATAACTTCTCCCGTAGATCCAGAGATAAAAGATGGATTTTCGGAATAATTAAATTCATTATTTCTTATTCTGGCAAATACAAAATCAGAAGAAAGGGTTTCTTGTGAATTTAATTGAAAATTTCCTCCAGTTCTTATAGCATCGTAAATAGTTTGATTATTTAGTCCATCTGAATTGTTACTTCTACTAGGGGCTACATGAATAGATTGTGATATAGCATCGGGATTTAATAAAATAGTTCCTATATCAGGTAAAAATAAACCATATGAACCACTTCCTGCCACAAAACCATCCGTACCCGCAGCATTACCATTAGATCCAGATACTACTTGGAAGACTCTGGTAGATCCCAAAAATGTATTTACTAAAACATCCTTTGAATCGTTAGTTAGATGAATCTTTTTTCCTGAAACTCCTCCAGATCCAGATAAAGCTAAATTAAAAGTTTCTGGAAACAGTGATTCTTTATATCTTGCCCTTTCAATAGAAAGTGCATAAAAATTATTAGCAACTAAAGTATTAGCACCACTACCAAATATAAAATTAGCATTTTCATCCTCTAATACTAATGATCTATATTGACCAAAATTAGTTAAAGTAGGTGTTTTACCAACTACTCCTGGATTATAATAAACAGACCCACTACCCTTATTATCTGCATATGCAATATCAAATTGAACCTCAGATAAAGATGCAGATATATTGGGGTCAACTTGAAATACACTCAAATAAAAATCCCCAGAAGATCCATTCTTTTGTATGGATGAAGTAAAAAAGGATGTTAGTGAGGGATTACCTGTGGACCAAGCAGGACCTGTAATTGAATCACTACTAACTACTATATCCTCAGTGTCAAATCTTTTAAAACTCATTATACGTTAGTTTTTGTTATTGTTAATGGAATAGTTAATCTAGCACCTGAATCTAACCCTACAAATGTAAGAGTTGTTCTAATTTGAGCTCCCGTAGTTGCTGTACTACCAAATAATGTATTAACTGTAGTAGCTCTTAAATTAATCTGAGATCCTATTACGGTTTGAGAAATATTAGTTCCTAAAGTTTGATTAACTGTTGTATTTTGTTGTTGTGCGGCTGTAGTATTAATACCAGTACCTGTAAAAGTATTTAATACTCTAACATCTGCAATAGTACACGAGTAACCTGAGGTTTCATTAGATGATGCAGCACCTAAATAATTAAGTGTTTGAGGACTTATAGCTAAAGAAGCACCTTGTTTTAAAGTAATAGCAGAAAATCCTAAATCTAGCACAGGTAATTTAGCTGTACCTCTAGGAAGGGTAGCTAGTTTATATTTCATAATCTGTGTATCATCCGGAAATGCTTCAAGTAAAGGCATATTTTCAATAGCTTCACCATAAAAAACAGATCCAGAAGGATGATTTGGATTATATAGTGTATAATCTATTTCATCATCTGCAACTGCGAATTGTGTAATTTGAAAAGAACCATCATTTTTAGCTAACAGCTCTCTTCCTTTTTTAGTAAGGATAGCATCTACTGTAACTATCTGATTATTTAAATATCCCATTTTTTATTTATTTATAAATATATTAAGTTAAATTTTCCTATTTGTTAGTTAAAACTCCTTCTTTTACTAAATCAGAAATTATAGTATCTATATTTTCCCCTAATTTTTCTGTTATTAAAGTATTTTTCATAACTCCTTTAGTGGTAGCAAAGGATGATGAAGGAGGTACTAGATCTATCAGTACGGAGGTTCCATCCCTATTATATCTTCTTAGTAAAAATTGATTTAAGTTAATTGCTGGTGGTACCTCAGGTTGAACATTTAAAAGAAAACTTCCACTAGCATTACCCTCAGTAACTAAATCTATATCATAAATCATAAAAGATAAAGCTTCACTCCCTTCAAATCTTAATTCATCACCAAGTTTAAAAGAGAAATTTTCATTAATAGGTTTAAATGTACTATTAATATAAGGTACCTGTGGAGCGAGATTAGAAAACTGAGTAAATGATACAGAAGCCGTAATAAAATTAGTATAATTACTTCCAGTTCTAAAGAAATCTGGACTTATATTGGTTTCAGGATAGGTTGTAGGAATACCTATTAATGC